CAATAGCAGTTGCCTGATCCAGCAACTCTTCAATTTTTTGATTGAAACGCTCAATGAAATCTTTCGGCAATTTACAGCCACGAGACATCATTCTTGCATTGTAACCGAGAATGGGCGAAATTGACTTGACGTCAAGTTTACGAAGAACTTTGATCTCTGTCTTATTCCGAGGATAATGAGTGAACAGCATTTTTGCTGCTGACTTGATATCTCCAAAATAATTGTACCAGTTATAAGCAGATGCGAGTTGGGATGATGTTGCGATACTATCATCCCAAACTGGTTCTACACCAAGATACTGCTCATCAACAATTTTAGCTGTACGAGGCGTTTTTTTCTTACGACCAGTGGATAGAAGTGATTTAGCCATATTAAACGCTCCCAACTTTATGCGAAATCAACATTGATATCTCTCCTTGTTTTCTCATCATATAGAGTATATAATAAAAAAGAAATAATGTCAACCCATAAAATGATATTATTTTAAAAAAAGAATTGAATGATATCAATGACTTAGAGGCTGCGGAGAAGATTTTCCCACTCAATAATACGGTGGTCCCAGGAATAGAAGTTATCAACATAAATCTTTTGAAAATTAAGTTTATCCATATGTCGTTCATTCCAGTAGTCAGCAATCGCAGCATCAAGCAACTGTAGGTGCTTATTAGCGTGTTGTGTTGGATCTTCATCATACTGATATGTAAGACCAAAATTTGCGACTGTTTCTGGAAGAGCAGCAAAGTTAGGGCATACCACAGCACACTTTGCACTCATGGCTTCAATAGCAGCAATACAAGAAGTCTCTTGCCAGATTGATGGATAAGCAAAGATATGAGCCTTTTTCAATGCTTCACGAATCTCTTCGTTTGGAACAGAACCATGATATTCAATACCAGGATGTTCTCGGCACTTATCAAACACTTCTTTATACTGTTCATCTCGTTGTGGCCATCCATAGATGTTAAATGATGAATAGACATCAAGATGAATTTTGTCACCCCATTTTTTATGAAGAACTTCGTAGATAGGTAAAAGAAGTTCAAGACCACGATGTGGTGTTGTGTGATAGATTAGATTGATTGGTCCATCTTTTTCTTTTTCGTGATGTTCGATTGGAACAATAGCATTGCGAAGAACAGCAGATTCATGATACGGAACACCAAGACCCATATTATACGTTTGGAATTGCCAGTTAGATACGAACACTAACTTAGCAAATCGTTTACGTGATTCTGGGTCTTTCAAGTGTTGCGCTTCTGGATCTTGCCAAAGGTCATGAAGTACAAGAATATTCTTCTTAGTAGGATGGAGTTTACGGACTCGTGAATGAATGATGTTGAACTCATCAAGAAGATTATCATCAAGACGACTTAGGATTGCTTCTTTGACCATCTCAGTGCCACCTTTTGCACCGACCACATTCCCTTCGTTGTCAATCGATCCTTCTTTCTTTTCTTCAATACCTGTAATTTTAAATTTCATTATACTACCTGAATTGCTTTAACTGAATCGATACGGAAAGACCGCCATGCATTCTTATCAATATCCCAAACAGGAAGAACTGCTTCGTTTACCTTTCGTGTGCTTGTACGAGCAAGGTCGAGTTCTGGGCTAGGGATATACTCATCGATAAGAGTACACTTCATTACACGTTCAGAACCATCTAATTTTGTAAAAGTTACATTAGCAACATCACTTTTAAGAATTGCTGCTACTGCATCTCGTGTGATTTCTTTAAGGTCAATTGTCATGATATATTACTCCGCTGTTTGTTTCATCATATAACTTGAGTTTGGGTTACCCCAAACTTCACGAGCGTTTACTCGAACAAATGGCATCTTCTTAGCATCATCACCCTTGTTTGGAACAGTAAGCATCACATTCTTACCAGCTTTCCATGCAGCAATCTGATTATTCAATCTTTCAAGTTTACGATTTTCGATATAATCACGCCGCATTGCTTTACGAGTATTCTTTGATACATTAGGACGTTCACCCTTTGATGTATAACTATTACCCGATGACTTCTTCTTCTTACCCATTGTTTAATCTCCACCAATAATTCATTTCTTGTTCACAATTACAAAATGTATTTGTAACCGCCATACCTATTATATACATAAACCATAATACAACCAATGTCAATATAAAATACGTAAATATTTTAAGTAATATTTTCATTCTGTCAAAAGTAAATGTGCCGTTTTTTGTTGCGCTTCTTGAAGCGAGCAAGCAAACTCAGCCGCAACTCGACGCTGAAACTCTTCAAGATTTGGTCTATCATTCTCTTGAATAAATGCTTGCCACATCATTTCGATTCGTTGTTCATTCATGGATCATACCTTTCAATATCATCTTCTGTTAATTCTTCATTGTCACCTTTCCATATCTCTACGATATGTGCTGGTTCATCATTATCATTTCGACCTTGGTGCCAAGTGTTTTTCGAAATGTTAAATGGATTATCTTTATGTAGTTGCCAGATACTAGCACCATCAAATGGATCCGAAGTTATTCTGTGATTCGTTACAACAGATGCCTTGCCACTAACGATGTTCCATGTCTCACTTCGGTGATTGTGCTTCTGCATACTTAAAGCACTATGAGGAGCAATGACGAGTTCTTTGACTTTGAATCCATCACCATCATACAGATTACGATAGTAACCCCATTCCCGTTTCACTTTTGGCGCTTCCCAGTCTTTTAAAATCCAACTGCTTGAGTTCTTTTTATCTTCACCACCTACCCCAAAGACAAATTCAATATTATCATTCAACCCATACATATCATATTCAGGTACGTTACCTTCTGGTCTATCACCACCATTTGCAAAGATAATTTCATCATTAGGAAATCCTGCAAGTGTTTGAAAGATAGCATTACCAGCAGTATTATCTGAATCTTCAAATCCAAGAACAACATCAACATCTCTCAAAGCGGAGATAATACACGCACGTTCATCCCAAGGCATAAACGCTTTACCTTTTTTACGAACAAGCCATTCATCACTATTCAAAGCAACAACAAGTTTGTCGCCAAGTTTCTTTGCCGCTTGAAAGTAAGCAATGTGACCCGAATGAAGAGGATCAAATCCACCTGAGACTAATACAATCTTCATTTCTTCTCTAACTCTTCAATTCGTCGTTCAAGTTCAAACATCTTCTTTGCTACATTAGGATACTTCGTTTTCCATGACACTTCTTCTTTATTCAGAATATCAATACCATATTTTTCATTTGCCCAATAAACAATACAAAGATACTTATCAAAACACCACTTGCCAAGGCGAGTGTCTTTAAACCATTCAGTGGTAGCAGCACCAAGCAAACTACCAGCAACATTACTTACAATCCAAATCCACATCTTTGCACCCTTCGCAATAATCCAACATTTTCTTAGGATCATTAATATCTATAGTTTTCCAACCCGCCCGTTTAACAAGATCAATCATCACTTGCAGTTGATCGTGATATTGAGTATGTTGACCTCTGTCTCTTAAAACGTAGACTCGTTTAATCATTGTCAAATACCCACATCACAACAGCAAGGACTACAATAAAAACTATGAGGAATGAAGTAGACATGTTATTTTCTAACCGACTTAATCCCAGACTTGACCCCTGACTCGACCCTCGACTTGATCCCAGACTCGACCCCTGACTTGACCACTGACTTGACCACTGACTTGACCACTGACTTGATCCCTGACTTGATTCCTGACTTGATTCCTGACTTGATGCCAGACTTGATGCCCGACTTGAACCATGACTTGTTTTCTAACTGATTTCAGCATTTACTTGATCCCAAACTTGATCCCTGACTTGAACCAAGACTTGACTCCCGACTTGACGCCAGACTTGATTATTGACTTGACTCCCAATTTGACTCCCAATTTGACTCTCGACTTGACTCCCGACTTGATCCCAGACTTGATCCTTGACTTGATTACTGACTTGATTTTTAACTGATTTCAGCATTTACTTGATCCCAGACTTGACCCCTGACTCGACCCTCGACTTGATCCCTGACTTGATCCATGACTTGAACCCTGACTTGATCCCTGACTTGATCCCAGACTTGATCCCAGACTTGATCCAAGACTTGATGCCCGACTTGAACCATGAC